AGGGCTCCGGCTTCATAGTCGCTGAGGATGTAATAAATAAGCATTGATTTCGCTCCGATCAGAATGTGCGGTAAGGATTGCCTCGCATGGCAATTGCACTTACTGCGAGGGTGATGATGATGTAGGCCGCCGGAATGGCTAGGATGTAAAGGAAGATCATTTTAACCCTCTAACATCCCGGTAAGCTTCCGCTCAGCGCGGATAAGATCGGCAAGCTCGAGGATCATATCATCTTGCGGTTTCCAGTCCTCCGGTTCTTTTATTGCGAGGAACTGTTTGAGTTCACTTATCGAAAGACTGATGGGATATGCCGATGCTTCGATTGCCTCGAGTAGGGATAAATTGAGTTTCATTTTAGTAATCCTTTCTTAGATGCTGGATTGCATCATAACAACGCCCGTAGGCGTTGCATTGATATTATCCATCCAGGGTGTAGAAGTGGCGCGATCTCACGATACCAACTCCGGTTTGATGTGGGCGACCACAATCGAGCCATCTTCATCTTGATATTCCGCCATTACTCCGCGAAGTTTAATCCGCGTTTCCCCTGGGGTACGGGTCCACTCACCGCCGTCGAAGGATTTAAGGATTTTCGGGAAGACACGCACTGCGGCCATTAGGCTTCGTGTCTCGAGAACGAAGTCTATCGGTTCACTTTGCCCTGTGTAAAGTTTAATTTTGAAGTTAGTGTTTGGCATTTTGGTAGTCCTTTTCACTGATACAGGGATTGCATCACGCAGGGGACGGAAGGTATGTGATGGCCGTCCCCTGTCTGATATTATCCTTTAATCGCTGCTAACATCCTTTGCATTTCCGCTGGTACGGTATTTACGAACCACGAGATATTGTTTCCCGCTTTCTTTTCTACCGCTGTGCGTTGGTCTGCAATACGTTGTGCAGCCTCCTCGTCATACACAATTGCGTTTGTCTCGTATGGCGATTTACCCGGCCCAGTGATTGCCGACATTACCACGTAATAGGTTTTAAGATTATTCATCGCCTTACACTCCCATGCCGATTGTGATCATTTCCCGCGCCTCGGGGAAACCTACATAATCCCGCACGGACTCAAACGGGTCGGACGGATCGGCGTAAAGCTCGATGGACGCGTCAATCGCCTCGATGGCACGAAAGAATGACTCGGTGGTAAGTGCGTTGAATGTCTTGGACTGTTTGGTCATTTTGGTATTCCTTTTATTGACGCTGGATTGCATCATAACAAGGCTCGGAAGCCTTGCATTGATATTATCCCTTTAACTTATTGTAATGGCATATTAGTTTTTCTTTCGTTTCTTTTGTCACCCAGTCTGGTGCGTCTTCAAATGTTTTGATACCTAGATAAATATGTCCATCTTTCGCCCATGAGGTTATGGTACGCTTACCTTCTTGCAGGTATTTTTCATTAGCAAATTCGTTTTCAGTTTTTCGCATTGCATTATCCTTCGTCTTTTTGAATTAGTGTGAGAAAAGGGTTCATGGGTTTAGATATCTCGCCTTTATACAAACCCACGGGAATACCTGTGGTGTATTCTACCCGATAATTGCTAAGGGCGGAGTCCACATCATAGGACATGGCTGCCGCGTGAAACATATCAGGCTTAACAAGAACAAGTGACCCGTCTGCTTCTTTAATGAAATGATTGAGTTTCATGATTGGTAATCCTTCAGTTTTTAGGCCTTGGCACCACGCTCCGGCACACTTATATCTATATCATTTATCACGGCTCTTGTCAAGCCCCTTTCGTTCAGTCCCGCGATGTTTCGTTCAGCCTTGTGGGTCGGATCGGGGATGTCCTACGAATGTCTGCAATCGTTGGTAAGGGATTGGCGGGTTTGGCATTGTCACTGTTTGGGACACGTCCGTTTTCGGTGCAGGTATGGCCCAACTCGGTTTCGGCGGACTACAGTTTGAGTTGGATTTGTCGTTTCTGTCTCCGAGTTCGTTTTGTTGGTTTGGTTCTTAGGTTTCGGTGTAGGGATTAGTTTCCTGGGGGTTTGTTTCTGGGGGTGAGTTTAAAAAAAAAAAAATTTAGGAGATAGACCATACCCAGAACTCAGAACTCGGAAATAAGCCGAGAAACTGAAGAAGTTTTAGAAATAGGGAAGCTGAAAACACATTCAATAAATGGAATATGGCTAAGGAATGGGGAATTGTATGGGTGGAGGTGGATATGGTCCATTCAGATAGTGAACGCGCCATACCGCCACTGCATTTAGACGTGTTCCTAATCACTCCATTGCCGTATCCCCGAACGCCATACCGGGATTTTGAGACTTTTGTAGGACATCCCCGGTTGCAAGTGGCAACTCTCATATTTCGCTCACCCCCAGCGTTAAAGATATTCTCGTAACCCTCCATATTCCGCTCGGACGAGCGTTAAGGAAATAGGCTTAACCCTCCCACCGCGATATTCCGCTCACCCCGAGCGGTAACGATATTTCCTTAGCCCTCGATATTCCGCTCACCTTAACCCTCGGTCTCTGATATTTCGCTCACCCCCAGGGATAAGAAAATTTTCTTAACGCTCGGCGACTGTATGATCCATCACCCAGTGATTTTTCACCCATGTATGATTTATCACTGGGTGATTTTTCATCAGGTGATTTGTAACCCGGTGATCCATCACCCTGGGTGAAATTTAATACATTGACAGAGGTTTTCACGGTTTTGTTGTATGATCCATCACCCAGTGATGTTCCCGTTTTGTCTTGCCCCGCAAGGTGTCAAGCCGCAAGTTTTTGACCCAATGGTCACCAATACCGAGTTGGGCTTGTAAGGAGTCTTGTGGGCGATATATGGCGAATCACCATATTGAAAGCCGGATTGGCGGCAGAAAATTATTTGTAGTTTTCTTGCAATTATTTTGCCTTTCCCCCTTGAACCATACGCGATACGGCATATATTAATTGGGAAGGGGGCGAAATCCGTCCTTTTTCCGGGCGATTTTGCCCATATCTTTGAAAGGCTTACCACCATGAAAAATCTTACAATTCCCGCCACATTTGAAGTTGCCAACCGTAATGGTGACATCATTACCGTAAACACCACGAATTGGACGCCGGAAACCGTTTTGCGCGAGTTGGCGTATGGCGTCAAGCAAGACATCAACGACGCCGCCGCAAGCGCTTTGGCGGACGCGTACGAAGATGCAACCGGGCTTTCCGGCAAGGACGTCGATACCATCGAACGCAAGGCATGGGGGCGGGACAACCCACAAGCCGTGTACGACATGCGGGAAACCCTTCGGGCCAACCGCCGCGACGACCTTGAGTCGAACATCCACGGCACCACACGTTCCACCGGGCGCAATGTTGACCCGCTTGATAAGTATCGGTTGCGTGTTGTTGGTGATTTGATTCGTGACCATGCCGGGTCGGCCTTGGCCAAGACATACGCCGCCATCGACTCCAAGGACGCCGCCGGGCGCAAGGCGTATAAGATGCAATGGGCGGCGAGCCAATCGGAACTTGTCGACCCGGTGGCACAAGCCTTGTTCGACGCGGACCAAGCGGCAAGCGAGTCACTTGATCAATCGGACGCGATGGCCAAGGCGTTGGCACAAGCATAACGCGAAACAACCGATGGGGGCGCACAACGCGCCCCCACAACTCATAGAAGAAAAACATATTCAAAAAACCTCATATAAGTTCGGTCGCTCTCTAACCCCTCTTTGTTTGCGGTGATTTTTTAGAGCCATACTTTGTCCGGTTCCTTCTGACACGCCCCCGCGAAAGATTAAACTACGGCTCCGCCTGACTGGGGGCCGTCCCTAGACACCGCGAAATCGGGGCGGCCATCACAAGCCCTCTACCTATCACAAATAACTTGCCCACCGATTCCTGTCCCTGAATAGTTTAGAATTTTCCTGCCGGGCGGACTCGGCGGCGACAACTGCCTCGCCTCTCGTCTGATGGCCGTCCCTAGCCGTGAGCTGGCTCCCGGACATATCATTTGACATCCCGCGCGAGTGTGTGCTAGGGTCAGGAATGGAAGCGCAATTCGTGGATGGGCCATATGTCACTGAACCTTCAAATAGATAAGTTAGCTGGACCGGGACGCCGGGCGGTTCCGCTTGACTACGAGGTCGTGAGGGAGCTGCAAGATTTGGACTTTCAGCTTTTGTCTACCACGGATCGAGGCATGGTGGCACCGGACTTGAAAAAGCTAACCGATCGCCACCATGCTTTGGCCCGACTGATTGCCGCTGGTATGTCTGAGTCCGATGCTTCGATCACCCTCGGCTATTCCAACTCCCGCATCTCAATCATTAAGCAATCCCCGGCGTTCCAGGAACTCCTTTCCCTCTATCGTGACGAGGTGAACCGCGAGTTCGCCACAAACCTCGAGCATATGTCCGGGCTGTCACGAGACGCTCTCCTCGAGCTTCGGGATCGTATAGAGGAGGACCCCGGAAAGTTTTCTAACCGGGAGCTTCTCTCCATCACCACCGACATGAGTGACCGCTCGCTCGGCAAGGTTGAGGATGGTAAGAAACCTGTTCGTATTGAGTTGGCTGGTCCTGACGAAGATGAATAGTGTTAAGCTACGGATGCCCCCGAAACTGATCCCAGTTTTTCAAGGCAAGGCTCGTTATCGTGGGGCGCAGGGTGGGCGAGGCTCCGGTAAAACTTTCTCCTTCGCTAAGATGACAGCCGTTGACGGATATCGCCTTGCTGAGGGCGGCGTCAGCGGCGTCATTCTCTGTGGACGCGAACACCTGAACAGCCTCGAAGAATCGTCAATGGAGGAGGTAAAAGCCGCCATTCGTTCCGAACCCTTCCTCGATGACTACTACGAGATCGGTGAGAAATACATTCGATCAAGGAACCGCCGAATCAGCTACACCTTCACAGGCCTACGCCACAATCTCGACGGCCTTAAATCAAAAGCCCGAATCCTCCGCGCGTGGATAGACGAGGCCGAGAACGTATCGGAAACCGCTTGGAACAAACTCATTCCAACCGTCCGCGCCGAGGACGCGAGTGAGGATGCTTGGTGGCAGTCAGAAATTTGGGTCACGTGGAACAGGGAGAACGAGGAAAGCGCGACCAACAGGCGATTTTGGATCAACCCGCCCTCGGACTCAAAGATCATTCAACTTAACTACAATGACAATCCATGGTTCCCTGAGGTCCTGGAAAAGGAACGCCTCGAAGATCAGTTTCGTCGCCCAGACACTTACGATCATATCTGGGAAGGGGATTATCTCGTTCTCACGGATGCCCAGGTTTTCAAGGATAAATACTCCATCCAAGAGTTCACGCCGGATGATGATTGGGACGGCCCCTATCACGGCCTCGATTTTGGCTTCAGTCAAGACCCGACAGCTGCCACAAAATGCTACATCTATAACAACCGCCTCTACATCAGGGCTGAAATGGGGCGGGCGAAACTCGAGCTGGACGAAACTGCTGCGGCCCTCGCTTCGGCCATCCCCGGCTGTACAAAACACGTGATCCGCGCTGACAGCGCCCGGCCTGAGTCAATATCGTATCTCAAGCGTCACGGCGTTCCACTCATAGTCGCCTGTAAGAAAGGGCGAGGCTCAGTCGAAGACGGCATCGAGTTCATGAAGTCCTTTGATGAAATAATTATCCACACCGAATGTCCAGGCGTTGCACGTGAGTTCAAACACTACAGCTATAAAACCGACAGGCTGTCAGGCGACATTCTCCCGATCATTCTCGATGACCACAATCATTTCATTGACTCCATTCGATATGCGCTCGAGCCAATGATCAAAGCGCGTTCTAAACCCGGAGTAAGACTGCTATGAAACTTCCTCAATTCCTAACACGTAAATCGGGGGCCGCCCCTGAGCAGAAGCAATCCCAAGCCTATGCCTTGCACTTCACCGGGCAATCAACTGCCGCTTGGTCCGGTCGCAACTATAAGGATTTTGCCACCGAAGGTTACTCACAAAATGTCGTAGCCTTCCAGGCGGTCAACCGTCTTGCCACTGCCGTAGCCTCCATTCCGTTTCAGATGTGGAAAGGCGACAAGCTGCAACCGAAACATCCAATGCTTACCTTACTTAAAAATCCCAACCCACAGCAGTCTGGCACCGAGTTCTGGCGGGCAAAAATTTCCTACCTCTTCCTCTCGGGTAATTGTTACGATGAGCGAGTGATAAGTCAGGGACGGCTATTGGAACTATGGACGCATCGGCCTGACCGAATGACAATTGTTCCTTCGAAGACAGGGTTGCCCAAAGCCTACGAGTACTCTGTGGACAGCCGCAAGACCACCTTCCCCTCGGACCCGATAACCGGTGACAGCGATATTAGGCACGTCAAACTATTCAACCCCCTCGATGATTGGTACGGTATGCCGCCAGCTCGCGCGGGTGCCTACGCTATCGACCAGCACAATACCTCGATGTCTTGGATACAGGCGTTGCTGCAGAACTCTGCCCGACCTTCTGGCGCGTTGTCTGTTCCGGCTGACTCTACACTTTCTGACAACCAGTTCCTTGAACTCAAGCGAGAGATCGAGAATGTCTATGCAGGGCCGCGTAATGCTGGGCGACCTATGCTCCTCGAAGGTGGGATGGAATGGATTGCTATGGGACTCTCCCCCGACGACATGGCGATCATCGATACTAAGGATAGCGCAGCCCGCGATATCAGTCTTGCCTTCGGTGTTCCGCCCCTCCTCCTTAACATCCCCGGCGATACCACTTACGCAAACTACCGCGAAGCTCGTCTAGGCTTTTACGAAGACACCGTAATACCTCTTGCCCACTACGTCACTGACGAAATGAACTCATGGCTTGCGCCATTCATGCAAGGCTCGGAAATACGGCCCGATATCGACGCCATTGAGGCTGTTGCCGAAAAGCGTAAAGGAATCTGGGATATGGTTGATAATTCAAACGAATTGACTGTGAATGAAGCGCGTGCTATGAAGGGATATGAACCCTTGGCGGATGCCACCAAAGGGAGCCAGCTCTTAGCTGAACTTCGCTCCGCAACCCGAGGCCATGACGAAAAGCCCGCTGAAGGAGACCCAGATGCCCCCAAGCCACTCAATTGAGTTCAAATATGTCCCCCTCGACCTGAAGGCTGTAGAAGACAGCGGCACGTTTACAGGTTTTGCCTCAGTCTACAACAAGATTGATCAGGGCGGTGACATGGTGATGCCCGGAGCCTTCGCCAAATCAATCGAAAATTTCAAGTCTGGCGTAAAACGGCCAAAGATGCTCTGGCAGCATAATTCGTCCGAACCTATCGGCGTCTGGGACTCGATGGAAGACTCGCCCGAAGGGCTCAAAGTCAGAGGACGTTTGTTGAAAGATGTTCGGCGTGCCGCGGAAGCCTACGCACTGATGAAAGCGGGCGCAATGGACGGCCTGTCAATCGGATATCGTACCATCGGCTCGAAAGATATCGTGGAAGATGGGATCGAGTACCGCCAGCTTACGGAAATTGAATTGTGGGAGGTTTCCGCCGTAACCTTCCCTATGGAAACTAATGCTTTGGTGACTGCCGTAAAGCAGCTTCAAGGCATCGGTGATGTTGAGCGTATACTGCGTGATGCAGGTGTGCCTAACAAATTCGCCAAAATGGTAGCCTCTTACGGCTTCAATGAGGCAACCAAACGTCTGGCCGGAGATCATCGTGATGATGACGAAGATGAGACAATGCAAGTGCAAGACTTGTTAACCCAACTCAAAGGCTTGAAGGAGAAACTCAATGCCGGAAGATAAGATTGACCTCAAGGAGGTCACAAAAGCTATTGCAGATGTGCAAAACGCATTTGCAGAGCTGAAAGCGACGGACGATGAGCGTCAGAAAGAGATGCTCACGAAAGGCGCTGTCGATACGCTGCTTGACGAAAAATTGACCAAGATCAATGATGATATTGCTGAAAAGCAAACGCAGATCGACAAGCTGTACACTTCACAACGCCGCGCGCACATCACACTCGACGGCAAAGATGTTGATATTGAAGAGTTGAACGAAAAAGCGCAGAAATGGGCCGATGCTCGTGCTTATGCGCGTGGTACGAAAGCCTCTGAGTTCGGATACGACGAACAAATGGCCTACAAAGCCGCGTTCAAACAGTATCTGCGCAAAGATGATCGCGTATTGTCTGCCGATGAACAGAAGGCGCTGTCAGTTGGTTCTGATCCCGATGGCGGCTATGTGGTCTCCCCGGATACCAGCGGTCGTATGGTCAAGAAAATCTTCGAGACCTCTGATGTGCGTCGTTACGCCTCAACGCAGGTGATTTCGACCAACGTTCTCGAAGGGCTGTTCGATCTGGATGAATCAAGCTCCGGCTGGGTATCGGAAACTGCAACGCGGACCGAAACAACTACGCCACAGTTGAAGGCGTGGTCCATCCCGGTTCACGAGCTGTACGCCGAGCCTCGCGCGACGCAGAAGTTGCTCGATGACGCAGAAATCGACATGGAAAGCTGGTTGGCTGAGAAAGTCGCATCGCAGATGGCGCGTACTGAAAACTCAGCCTTCGTCAATGGTGATGGCGTCGGTAAACCTCGCGGTTTCCTCGACTACCCAACCGGCACCACGAACCCAGGTCAGTTGAAACGCTTCTTAACTGGCGTTGATGGCGATTTCGCAGCGGACCCCTCCGGTGGCGATGCGATGATCAACATGATCTACAATCTGAAGGCGGAGTATCGCAACAACGCGAACTTCTTTATGAACCGCACAACTATGGGTGGCGTTCGTCTTCTGCGTGATGGCGACAACAACATGCTGTGGCAGCCTTCATTCGTCGCAGGTCAGCCTTCGCAAATCCTGGGCTACGGTATCGCTTCTTTTGAGGACATGCCGGACTACACGACAACTGATGCCCTCGCAATCGCCTTTGGTGATATGCGGCAGGCCTATCAGATCGTCGAACGCCAGGGGACTCGTGTTCTGCGTGACCCCTTCACAGCAAAACCGTACATCAAGTTCTACACAACTCGTCGTGTCGGCGGTGATGTCATTAACTTCGAGGCCATCAATCTCCTCGAGTTCACAGCGTAAAAGGAGCCTGACACATGGCACAACGTGACGGAAAGAACAGCATTCAGGTGGTCCTAGCGGGCGTCCTGACGCTGAGCGGGACTTCTACAGTCTCAACAGATTGGGTTGATACTCGTGGCTTTGACAAAGTAACCTTTGCCACGATTAACAACACAGTAACTGACGCAGGGACAGCTTCTGGCTTTTCCTACGTTGTCGAAGAAAGCGACGATACTGCGGCAGCTAACGCCACTGCAGTTGCCGATGCCGAGCTGATTGGTACAGAAGCAGCCCTGACAGTTACGTCAGACGCCGCCGATGATCAAGTTGCTGGGGGTATCGGCTATGTCGGAGATGCTCGTTATGTGCGCTTGAGCGCTACAGGGACAACCGGTTCTTCCGCCGTAGTCAATGTGGTCGCTGTACTCTCCGGTGCCTCAAATGAACCTCCCACGTTCGCAGGTACTGGTGTAGCCGCCACATAATGAGCTAGGAGGGGCGGGTTGGTGGTCCTGCCCCTCCGTAACCACTAGGAGATAATGCTATGAAGGTGAAGATAACGCAAGAAGGCGGATATAAACTGAAATACGGCAAAAAACTCCTTCAAATCCCGGAAGGATCGGTGCTGAATGGCGACGTGGCGCAGCAAGCGCTGCAAGACAAGGCGGGTTTGGCCGTCAGTTATGAGACAAAAGTCACCCCATTTTCGCAGTTTAAGGCGGTAAAAACAACCAAAAAAGCCCTTAATGCGGCCCCTGAAAACAAGAGTTTGACGTAAAATGACCCTTATTCCTGTGCCAAAAGCGACATTTCAGGGCAATAATCGCCTTGTGACCGCTCCTGTGCGTGAGCCAGTTGACGTGGCGTCACTGAAAGCGCAACTTAGGATCACTTCGACTACGGAGGACGCTTATTTGGCGAGCCTCTTGATAGACGCACGGAAATTCATCGAAATTACTACAGGCCTCGTCTTTATCACGCAATCATGGAAACTAACTATGAATGATTGGCCGCACGGGCCAACTGAGTGGTGGAGCGGTGTGCGCCAAATGGCTGTAAGCGAACTTTATGCCCGTGCCGAGTCGGTGATACTGCCCCGGTTTCCGCTTCAGTCAATTACATCGGTCACAACCTACGACGAGGCTGATGCGGCTACGGTATCCTCCCTCAGCCTATTCTACACAGACACCTCAAGCTATCCTGGCAAACTTGTCATGAAGAACTCGCAAGCATGGCCTACGGCCACTCGCACCTATGATGGGATTGAGATAGTCTATGTGGCAGGTTTCGGGGACACGCCTGACACCGTTGACAGTCTTGCTCAGCGGGCAATTATCGTTATGGCAGCCTACCTTTACGCGCATCGCGGGGACGGCTGTGAGCCACTCGAGGCTTATCGGAAGTCTGGGGCGGCAGAACTCCTCAGCGAGTACACGAAAGTTCGCATCTGATGAAGTGCTGTGATATTCACTCAGGCAAACTTCGCTCTCTTATCGTGATTGAGCGGAAGACTAAGGTTGCTGACGGTATCGGAGGGTTTACGGAAACGTGGGCGGCTGATCCGGCTGAAGGCGTGTGGGCAGAGTGGACAGGATATAAAGGTACGGCGCAATTCAACTCGGAGGAACTTCGCTCAGGTCGCCAAACTCCGATCAACCGCTTTCGCGTAGTCATTCGGCATCGCGGTGACGCTTACGGCGCTCCGTACTACACCGAGGCAGACCGCGTAGTTTATCGAAACCGGACCTACAACATCGAGGCGATTATTGATGTTGAGGACCGCGAACAGTGGCTCGAAATGACTGTGATTGATGGGAGAGCGTCATGAGTGTTAAGATTACGGGCCTGAGAGCACTCATTGCCAAGTTGGAGAAAATGGGTCCGGCGGGAGAACTCGCTGCGAGCAACGTGATGAACCGAGTTGGTGAACGAACTCGCGAGAGGGCTATTCAAGGGATGGCGGAGAGTCCTCCGACAGGGGCAACGTACCGCAGAACCAACCCACGCAGACTGCATACAGCGTCTGCCCCTGGGGCGTATCCTCGTATAGACCGGAAGAAACTTATCAAGTCTATTAAGGTGACAAAGACCTCGCCAAAAAGTAAGATTATGAGAGTTGGCTCGAATTTGCCGCAGGGCGAATGGCTGGAGTACGGTACGCCCAAAATGCCTGCTCGTCCGTGGCTTTTTCGTTCTTATCGCTCTGCGGTGCGATCGGTGGGCAAAGAGCTTCGGCAAGAATTTGAGGCGCTGCGATGAGTGTTCAATTCGAGCTTGCTGCGCAGACTATGCTATACACCGCGCTGAACGGTAATATCAGTGCTACAGTTTTTGATGCTGTGCCGCATCTTCCGGCTGGTATGCCAAACGCAGATTTTCCCTATGTAGTCATAGACGACTGCAATGCGGACCCATTCGACAACGATACTGATCTCGGTCAAATAGTTCATTCAACCCTGCACGTGTGGTCACGCGCTGAGGGGATGCTTGAAACCAAAACTATCTTGGGCGAGATTTACGCAATTCTACATCGAGGCACTTTTGTCCTTGCGGGCTACTCGTTGTTAGATAGTCTTTACGAGGATAGTCTAACTATGCTCGACGAGGACGGTGAAACGAGACATGGTGTCGCGAGATACCGGCTCACAATACAGGAGGCCTGAACATGGCTGGATTTAACGGACGGGCGCTAATCATTGATTTCGCCGCAACTACCCTCGTAGGTGTACAGACACGAGGCTTTTCTATCTCGAATGATTACGTCGATGTGACTACAGATGATGACAGTGGCTGGCGTACCCTGCTGGCCGATCCGGGTCTTCGCTCAGTCGAGTCAACGGTATCAGGCATCACGTCAGACGAAGTACTGCTGGCCGCGATCATGCAAGCCTCGATGGCTGCAACTGCTATCAGCATTGAGCTTCCTACAAGCTTGACTACGCCGGGTACAATGGTGGGCAACTTCCTCGTCTCGGGTTTTGAGAACAGCGGCGATCACGATGGGGCTGTCGAGTTCAGTGCCACCTTCATGTCAACAGGCGCTGTGACCTACACCGCATCTGTATAACTGCAATATGGTCCGTTTAGTGTGTGAACGGACCATACCACCTTTGGGAGAATAAAATGAGAGAAGTTACCATCAAACTCGCAGGTAAAGAACTTACCCTGCTAGCGAATTTCAAGGCCAGCCTCGAATTGGCCGAGAAGGTTTGTGACCCTATGCAGATGGCCCGCGAGGCTTCTGTAACTGATGCAATGCACTCTCGGGGTATCAACTACACTCCGAAATGGCAATTTGATATTGACAATGTTCCGCAAGTCATCTATATTGGTCTCAAGGCTGCGGGATCGACGATGAAGTTGGAAGAGGTGCAAGAATTGGTTTTTGAGGAGGGATTCTTTTCGGCTATGAGTGAAGCCACCCGCTACGTCACGCATATTGTCGGCCCGCAGCCTGAAGAAGAAATGGAGACGTCAGACGCGAAGGATGAGCCGGGAAAGTCATAACCTGGAACGATTTTGTTAAGACAGCTTACAAAGCGGCCCGCAGTTGGGACATGGCCCCAAGTGAATTTTGGAACCTGTCTACACAAGAATGGTTCTGGGAGTTCGATACAAAGATAGCCGAAGCCAGGCGAATTAAGGAAATGCAGACTAAGCCTGGCTCAAAGTTTACTGAGGGCGAGTGGGCCAAGGCGCGCAAACTCCATAGTGAGAAGATAGAGCAAAATGGCAACTGAGACAACTGGCACACACGTAGTCATGACTGCGGACGCTACGGACCTTACAAATAAGGCACGAAAGGCCGCGCAAGAGCAGAGAAGACTGGCGGCAGCTCTCAATGATACGTCTGCCGCGCAGAGGGCTCAAGCTGCAGCAACTAGAGTTGCTGGTGAGGCTAGTGTACTAGCTAGTGGTCGTACCAACTCTTTAGAAAAACAGAACCGTGTTGCTGCGATGAGTGCTGGTAACCTCGCTGCGCAGTTCAACGATGTCAGCGTTATGATAGCCGCCGGGCAGGCTCCGATGATGACTGCGATCCAGCAGGGTACTCAGATCAACCAAGTCTTTCAAATGATGGCTGCCAATGGAGCAACCAACGCCCAGATTTTTAGGACCCTGGGTAAGGGTATAACGTCTATGATCAACCCTATGAGCCTGATGGTTCTAGGTGCTATTGCAGGGGCGAGCTACCTTGTGCAATGGGGGCTTAAGGCGTATAAGGCGGGTCAAGAAACTCGTGATTTTAAGAAGATAATTGAATCCACTGAATCCAAGATGACATCGTATAAAGAGTCAATTGAAAGACTCAATCCCGAACTCGACGATTATATTTCAAAAGCCATAGAAGCTGCAGGAGCTACATCTAGTCTCGGCGCTAGTGTAGTTCATATGAATTTTATTAACCTGAAGAAAGAACTGGTCGCAGCTCGTGATCTCTTGGTTGAGACTTTTGACTCTAAGACTTTTTCGAGTCGTATTGATAAAATATCAGAGTTAATTGATAAACCTATGTTCGACTCATTCCGTGTATCTATCAAAGATGTACAGGATGAGGTAATGATGCTTTCTGCGTCTTTCGACACGTTACGAAAATCAGATACGCTAGAAGGACAAGTATCCGCAGCCAACCAATTGTTAACACAATTTACAGGCGTAGTTGGTGCTTATGAAGGAATGAATGAGGCGCAAGCAACCTTCTACCAGCAATTAGTTTCTATAATTCAGACCGCCGAAGAAATGATAGCTATCGAACGGGCGCGAAAAGTAGCATACGATGATATTCTAGGCTCAGAAGAAGGACTGGCGGCAGCTATTAAAGCTAATAATGAATTGTATAAAGCGCGACTGGGTACTATTGACGACACAGCCAATAATTATGAGGACATTTTAGGATCAGAAGATGGCCTAGCAGCTGCAGCGGCTGCGGTGCTTGATATATTTGCTGCTCGTTTGGGAACACTTGACGATACAGCAAATAAATATGTAGATATATTAGGTTCCGAAGCGGGTCTCAGCGCAGCAACTGTCGCATTGAATGAGTTATACAGACAGCGCGTTGTCACCATAGACTTAACTGCTTCTGCTTATGTTGATGTCCTAGGCTCAGAACTAGGACTTCAGCAAGCCGTGGCTGCGGGCAATCAATTATATGCTGAAAGACTTGCGTTAATGAACGCCGAAGACCCCCTTACTGCGTTTGGCGGTAAAGGTGAATTTATTCCTGAAGACTTTAAGCCTATACCGGGAGAACCTGGCTACGTAAGCCCCGGTGGTGGTAGGAAAGGCGGAGGTGGTGGGGGTAAGTCTCCTTTCGAGCGCAGTGAAGAAGACCTCGAGCGCCTTCGCGAGAGTTTGGCCACCGAAGCTGAGCTCCAGCTTACGCATTACACCGAACAGCAAGAAGTTCTCCGCACCGCCCTTGAGCAAAGACTCCTTACAGAGCAAGAATATCAAGCCATGAGTGAGGAAGCGCAGAAACAGCATCAGAATAAGATGGCGCAGATTGACGTGTACCGCTACGGGACCAGTCTGCAGCAAACAGAGCAGTTCATGGGCGACATGGCGGCTGCGCTGTCTCAAGGCGGTTCAAAGATGGTTAAAATCTCTAAAGTATTTGGTGCGGCACAAGCCTTGATTAGTACCTGGGTTGGGGCAGCAAAGGCACTAGAGTTACCCTTCCCACAAAACATCGCAGCTTTTGCAGCTGTTGTGGCGCAAGGGTTTGGGGCTATTTCATCCATTCAAAGTGTGAGCGCAGGTGGCGCAGGTGGTGGAGGTGGGGCGACTTCAGCGGCCCCCGCTACACCCGCTCAGGCGCAAGGTCCACAAGTTTCCCTCACTCTCATCGGCGATCAAGGTTTCAGTCGTGCGCAAATCGTACAGATTGCTGAGGCAATTAACGACGGCGCGAGCGATGGTACGCTGCCAATTAGTATTCGAGGACGCACATAATGACAATTGCAACTGAGGCAGGGTACACCTGGACCAACGGAAAATACGCTCGGCTACTTCATCGCGGAAACAAGCTGCGGATTAAGTCGGTTTCGGCCACGGCTGAGGCGGTGTCAGGCAATTCAGCGCTTGTCAACAACGACCTGACGGTAGACCGCTGGAAGCCTTTCGCCAACGGCCTGACTGATCCGAGCGACTACACCGGGGACGACTGGACTGCGACGAACCTGACTATTGGCGGCGATACGCTTACACTGATAGAGACCGTGACCAGCGGCCAGCATGATATTTCGCAACCCTACACTTTCACGGCTGTTGAGCATGTGGCGGCGGTTCGAGTCGAGCGGCAGACTGTGCCAGAAGTCCAGCTTCGTGCAAACGATGGCACAACCAGCTTTACCGCGTTCTTCGACTTGCGCGACGGAACTGTAGGAACACAGGCCAATTGCACCGCTCAAATCTTTGACCTCGGCAATGATCAGTTCGAGCTTACCATCCGCTTCACACCAGTTGCTGCGGCAGGGGTTGTTGAACTCTTGATGTCGAACGGGTCGGAAACTGTGAGCTATGCTGGAGTAGTCACCAATACTATCAAGGCGTTGCGCATGGCAGTTCATGCCTCGTCCGCCTCCCTTCGCCTTGACACATTCACCGCTCAGGCAGGAACCTGCATGGCAATCGGCGCACACAATCTCGGTCTTACGGGTGCACGGATCAACTTCGAGCATGACAGTAACAATGACGATACGTGGACCTCGATCGGCACATTGTCCCCCTCAGATGACAGCGCCATCATGTTCTTCTTTGCTAGCGTGTCATCTAGCCGCTGGCGGATCACAGTGGACCGGGGTGTCTTACCTGAGATTGGGGTTCTGCATGTAGGCGATCCACTCGTATTCGAACGGCCATTTTATGCGGGGTTTACTCCCGCACGTATGGGGCGGGCTACGGAAGTCATTGGCAATCTGAGTGGTAATGGCGAGTTAATGGGTAGGTCCAAACGCAGGACACTCCTGACAGAAAAATATGAGTGGCAGCACCTTACTTACACCTGGGTTCGCACTAACATTGACACACCGTCAGGTATTATTCAGAACCTCGAAGCCAACGCAGCCTTCATAGCGTGGCGTCCGGAACTCACCTCAGATGCCTCCTACATTATGAGCGGAAAAACTTCGCCCCCGTCCTCTATGGGTATCAGCGACCTATGGTCATTTGGTTTTGAAGCAGAGGTCTATTCTTATGAGTGATGAAAATACAGTTGGTCGTGAACCCGTACAAATTCTCGATATAGTCACACCAAAGTGCGTGAATACTTATGGAGTGGCTCCCTGCACAGCCACACTGACAGGTGATCAGAAGTGTATGAATACTCGTGCAACTTGTAATGATGTCGTAAATTATCAGGCGCGGCCACTCGCACATCTGACTCCAACAATACTCGGGGAACAAGATGATGTTCTGGTAAGCGGCGATTTCGCTAACCTTGCCGATGATTTCTTGTTCAAGACTCGGATACGTTTTAAAACCAGCCCGGTCGGAACGATATGGGAGCAAGGCGACTCTACGTCCGGCGTGTACTTTGGGATTACTGGTGCCAACATCGTTCTTCGAGCGTATAACGGTGCAGCTACTCCCAACACTACTACGGCAATTATCACTACACCAGTCGCTCCTTTCATTGGAACTACAATGGACTTTATTGGTGTAGTTGAGAATGGTACAGTTGCTTTGTGGTATTTTGACCCTGTTGAGCTACATTTCCGAAAGTTAGGCGAAAATACACTCACCGGGTCAGTTCCTGCCACATGGGCTTCCACGGATGCGGGGCAAATTGGTGGGGATAATGGAGCTATTCCAACGGGGGAAGATGGTGGCACGTTCAATGGCTTTATCTTAAGTTTCAATATATACGAAAATACTGCGCGGTCTAATCTTAACGAAAACGAAGATGGTTATCATATAGAGTACTTTTTTGACGATGGCCGAAAAGCTAAACCTCTTGATGATATTCATATATTGCCAATACTGAATAGTGTATCGGCTGTCGGCGCAAGACTGAACCTCGCTAATAGTGATCAACGATACGAACCGATTGGTCGTCGAGCGTTTATGTCGGCCACCTTTAACGACGCTCCTCATTCAGGCTACCCTTACGATCCCTATTTGAACGATAGAGAAACTGACCCACTGACTATCGGAACTTTTTGGTCTCGTTGGCTAGTGCAAAATAAGTTCGGTAAGACTCGCGCCGTTGTGCGCCTTTACTCAGGCTATGATGGACAGAAACTATCTGAAATGACCTCGCAAGCCTATGTAGCTGATCGTCTGATACTGGGCGATAAGACTGCAACCCTGGAAACCCGCGACTATTTATCCCTGACCGAGTTTGCAAAAGCCCAAGTTCCCGCGCAATCTGACGGCGATTTGCTTTTCGCTATGGATGCCGCGCAAACATCTTTCTTCATTCTCGGAGACGTGACTGACAAATTTCCAAACACCGGGACAGTTCGCATAGACGATGAGTTGATGACGTACACGGGGCTTACCGTAACTACCCCGCTTGCTGGGCCGCGTACCGAGTTCACCGGCGTTACGCGCGGAACAGATAACTCAACGGCGGATACTCATGACATCGAGGATGATGTGCAACTTTGTCGCAGATACACTAGTGCAAGAATTGACGATGTTCTCGAAGACCTGCTGGTTAATGACAGTCAAATTCCTACACAACTTCTTGATTTGGCTAAATTCACCAGCGAGTATGACGGGCAACTTACAGCCTACACCCTGACCACGCTTATCACAGAACCAACTGGTGTGGATGAATTGATTGGTGAGATCGCGGAGCAGTGTGCGTTCTACATCTGGTGGAATGAGCGGCGGCAGATCGTTGACATGCAAGCCATTCGCCCGCTGACTACCGTTGACCAAACTCTAACTGAGGCTGATGATATAATTGATGGCACGTTGACGCTGGAGGAACGGCCTAAAGAACGGTTGACTACCATTTCCATTCGTATCCAGCCGCGAGACTATACGCGCGATTTGGGGCTGGGAAAGAATTATCGTCAGCATATTATCGTAAGTAATAGTGAGGCCACTGGGCCGGATGAATACGGCGATCTTCCTCAAACTCGTCAGATGTATTCTCGCTGGTTGGAGACTGTTGCGCAAGGCAACCAAACCGGAGCAAGGTATTCTCGACGCTACAAAGACGTTCCGCAGTACATCACTTTTATGGTTGACGCCAAAGACAGGCAACTGTGGGTTGGCGACTTCATCTCAGTTGATCACTACAAAGTTTTGGACAGGCGAGGAAAGAAAGACGTCGCCCGCCGCTGGCTGATTATTGAAGCTGAAGAAGTTGAGGCGGGGCATCGCCAGAAAATCAAGGCTGTTGATATCACGCAAGATGGTATTCAGTACTTCATCGCGGACCCTGCAGTAATTGCAGCTACATACAACGCCGCAGATTTCGGTCCCTACGGACCATTCATTACAGACGCTTTTGGACTGAACTCCGACGGGTCTGAGGGAGCAAGGATAGGATAAACTATGAGTACTTATACAGCCATTACTAACGCCGAAGTCGCCATTGGCGCTCGAATAGATACGGCGCTTATGACAGCGCTGCGAGACAATGCAATTGCTGTAGGGGAAAATGATGGCACGGTTCCGTCACTTGCTCGAACAGCCCTGCCTCTGTTTCTCGATCAATCAGTTTCAGGTGTTGCCTCGGATGCCATTACAGGCCTGGACCTGACCTCATTCACGAGGCTCATGATTGCGATCGAAGGCGTGTCACCTGCTGCCGGGTGGGGGAGTTATAGCATAAGTCTGAATGGTGTTATTCTTGTAGCAGGAATAGTTAACACCACAATTTATTCCTCTAACATGCTCATACCACTAAAAAATGGCCATTGTGTTAGGTTTCGTGACACCAATGTTTTCGCTATAGCTACTACCATAGTAAATGCCACAACAGCTATAACTTTGTCTATCTCACCAGGTACGTTTGATGCGGGTACTTGGTCAGCTTGGGCCTTAAAGTAAGGAGAAAGTCTATGACTTATAAGGTAAAAATCACAGATATTCGGACAGGTAAACAAACCCAAACTACGCATACGAGACAGGAAGCCATAGACCTCGGATATTGTAAAAGTGTGGAAGATGAGGCAGCCTATCTGGAAGCGGAAGTACAAACAATCGCTGATCAACTCACGCAGAACAGTGAACGCGATGTAGCTATGGCGCAAGCCACCATTGATCTGGTGATAGCTGCACGGGACGGCCAACTAGCGGGACTCTCCCGCACAGAGATCAGAACATTGTATCGGGATCGGGTGGTCACGTACCTGCGCCAGAATAAGGGAATTTGATATGCGGGAAAACTTTGACAAGGTTCACCCCTGGGTGTTGGCGCATGAGGGTGGATACGTCAATCATCCAAAAGACCCTGGCGGAGCTACAAACTTTGGCGTGACTCAACGAACCTACAACGCTTACCGAAAGCGAAGTGGACAATCTGTACGGTCAGTAAAGGACATCAGTGCGACTGAGCGCGATGCTATTTACAAGATTCAGTATTGGGACAAGCTGTCCTGCGACGAGTTGCCATCAGGCCTGGATTACGCTGTTTATGATTTCGGGGTCAATAGTGGCGTAAGACGTTCGGCTAAATACCTTCAGCGAATTGTCGGCACTACACAAGATGGAGTTATTGGACTGGAAACTTTAGAGGCAGTGGACGCCCGGAGTCCTATTGACATAATTCAGACATTGTGCAATGATCGGATGAAATTCCTAAGAAGCTTAGCCATATGGCCTACGTTTAAGAACGGCTGGACGAGGCGAGTTGTTGGTAAGTGGGAAGGGGTGCAGATGGGTGATCACGGTGTGATTGATCGGGCGGCTATGTTGGCAAATCGCGCCACAGACATTCCTGCACCGAAACGACGGAAAGACGGATCAGGGCAACGCGCGGTTGCGAAAAAGCCGAACTTGTTTGGCATAATAATGGGATTTTTGAGGGGACTGAAAAAATGAAATTAGTACCTGACGCAAAGAACGCTTGGAAATGGGTATCTATGTGGTGCATGGCTGCTTCAACAATTGCTCCATCAGTCTGGCTCGCTATCCCCGTCGAGATGCGCGAAGCTATTCCTGTGACTTGGCTGGCCTTTATCGCAATTGGCCTTGGAGTTGCTGGGATGATTGGGCGGCTGTGGAATCAGGGAGGATCAGATGTATAATAATTTAGTCCTCCCGCTTCTGCTGCTTTGCACCATCTTGCTGGGGGCCTTCATATACTGGCAGGGCGGTAAAGACACACGACAGAAGCAAAACGAAACTCGCATCGAGCGAGAAGGGGATATCATAAATGAAATTAATTCTTGTTCTGATCTTCACTGGACTAAGCGGCTGCTTTGCACCGACAAGTGATGCAGCGTTCTGTCAGCCACGGTTTACTCAAGCTGTTACAGAACTTAAAGAAGGGTTGCTGGCTTATCCAGAAACCCCTGATGCTGTTGGGGAACCTGCGACAGACATCGTGCGGGGACATAAGGCTGGATGCGCGTAATGGGAGCTGAACCAAGAGGGCAATCGCCAGTGGAAAGAATTTTATTGCACATAGTGCAAGTTATAACTGTGACCGGAATCATTGGAGGCTATGCAGCGATCACGGGACTAAAGACAGACACTGCTGTTCTTGGTACACAACTTGATGCGCTGACAGATAGGCTAGACGACTTTAGAGCGCTGTCGGGCGACCGATACACAGCAACACAGGCCATTCGCGACATCAAACCATTGGTGGACCGTGTATCAGATCACGAAGCTAGGTTGCGACAACTAGAGCATCTAAACAACGGCAAAAACTGAAAGGAAGAGGAAGAAACCATGAACCAACATTTTGGACTAGTACGTGATGGAACAACAGGTAAGCCGAAGGTTGACGACCCGGCAACCCTGCACCCAATTCAGTTGGGCATGATGACTGAGGCCGAGCGCCTCGAGTTCGGGCTGCACCCCGGCCCTTATGCTATTGACGCGCAAGGCGTTAAGAAGCTGGAGAAGGTCGCCGGAGGTTTCAAAGCACTTGAGCCGTTGGTTGCCTGTAATGTGGTCATTGACCTCCCGGCGGAAGCTGACGCCGCAAAGATTTTTCGTGTGTTCCCGCGTGGGGATACTCCAATCGGCCAGACAATCGCTGGCACCCTAACAGAGGAATAAACTCATGGCAACTACATTGACTACAGCTACGCGGAACGCGGCTGCTGACGCTATCGCAGATTTAGTTGACGTTGGCGCTACTGACGCCAACGGGGACTTGGTTATCATGGCCGCTGCGGATGCTGAAGTAGCTATCCTTGCTATGACCAACCCGGCCTTCGGTAATGCTGGCGCGTCAAATCCCGGTGAGTGTATCGCTGCGACTATTTCAGACGATACCAATGCTACGGGCGGAACGGCTATTGCATTTAAGCTGCAGAACCGTGACAACACCGAAGTAATTCGCGGGGGCGTCGCTACGTCAGGTTCAGAACTCAATCTGTCCTCAACCACGATTGCCGCAAGCGATACCGTGTCTGTGAGTGCATTGACGCTTACTGTTCCAGCTTCTTAACACTTCCACAGGGAGAAGATCATGCCAGTAACATTCACACGCGGCGGTGATGTATTTGATGTATATCAGGGCAACGGCACCTTTAGGGTGAACCACAAGGGTGTGGATATTCTGGACTTCAAGGTGGATGCTACAACTCCTACGCCTACACCTGATCCAACCCCTGACCCTACGCCCACGCCTGATCCGGTTCCTACGCCCACGCCTACGCCTACGGCAGATGTTACCAACCGCGCTGAGTTGTTGGCTGCGATGGCTTCCGGTCAAAGCATGATAAGTCTTGCACCCGGAGATTATGGGGCGCTTCCTGGTATCCCAGACGGGACCACGCTTGTGTCTGCTGATATGGGCAACAAGGCGCAGTTTGTTTCTAAGAGTTCGATGACAGGGGCCACGGGTGTTACGTTAGATGGGCTGCACTTCAAGCTGCCCGCCGATCCTACGACACAAGATCAAACAGTCATTCTATACCTCGAAAATCTGCAAGACGTGACAATCACAAATTGCGTGGTCGAAGGTACTCGGAACGGCAACGGGTCATGTGTGGGCCGTGGTGTTCGCATGTGGGGGAACAATGACAATGTTACAGTTTCAAACTGCGAGTTTCATACACTATGGAAAGGTATCGGGCTGAACGGAACCAGTTTGGTTTTCCGTGGCAATGACATCCACACATACCGATCTGATGGTTTGAACACTGGCACAGTTACAAATTGCGTGATTGAACTAAATTATGTGCATGATGCAGACACAGTTGAGTTTTCTGGGGACCACCGGGATTCTATGCAATTCATGGGCGTTGCTGATGGGCTGTATATCAATGATAACCTCTTGGACATGAACCAAGGCCTTTATTCACAATCGCTCTGGTCAGACTCTAAAAACGCAATGACTAATGTTGAGGTGAAGGACAACGTGATCATCGCCAGCCACACAAACGGCATCGCCATGCACAATATTTCAGGCATGGAAGTGTCCGGTAATGTGATGGTTTGGCAACCACGCAACGACGCTGCATCAATCGGCATCCAGACGCCAAAGATCAATATCAGCGCAGGGAATTTGACAGTCGTGAACAATACTGTTCCTGCAATTATAAAACCCACTGGTGTTGATGCTCTAAACACCATTCAAGACGGCGATCCTGTTGCGACACGAGCTTCTGCACGGGTTGACAATCGCTGGTCGCAGTTCTTCACTTAAAGGAATAACTTATGGCTTTTGTCAAATATACTCAATCTATCCCGCAAGCGATTGCTAGTTCAGAGCGAGCAGCAGCAGTGGTTCGGGATATTCGTACAAATACGGGTGATCTGGATTTTACACAACTATTTAACCTGTGGACTGCCATTGCAAACATGCGTCAGAGATGGAAGGTTGCTCAGGCCGATGCACTCGCTGGCAATATGCCAGATGTTAACGCCTTCCTAGCTTCAATTGGTGGTTCGACGGCGGCTGCACTTTCAAGTGATCTTAATGATATTGACACTACGTCAAACGCATTATCGGCAGCAATGAAAACCTTCTTTGATAATAACCCGTTTATCATGGTCGATGTTTATGATGCAGTCACCGGGGATGGTATGCCATACAAAGAAATGTACTACAGTAAGTCAATAAGTGATCCAATGGCTCAGACTGTGAGAAATTCTACACAACTTGCCGATCTTGATGCCGCCTTGACAGCTTTGGGTGTGTAGGCCTGAACGGCGCTGGCTGGAGACTATGTAAATGGCAGTAACACACGTCCAGACAGTTGAAGTCTACAATAACGGTGGTACTGTATCTTCTTTCACAGCATCATCTGATATAACTGTCGGTTCTGGCTCTGATCGTATTGTTGTTGCCTTTGTACACGGGATGAACGGCACCGTTGGCGGTTCGCCAACACTCGGCACGATTACCCTTGAGGGTGTCGCACCTGATGGCACCATCCAAAATGGGTCTTCTAATTCTCGGTCATTTTCTGCGATGGCGTGGTGGATTGCCCCTGCATCTGGTGCCAGCACGCTCGCATGGGATTGGGGCAACAACTTTCGAGCGTCTGGCGCATTTTGTTCAGAGTTTACGGGTGTTGACCAAACAACTGCCCTTGGCGCGACCTTTGCGTCTGATGATAATAATACTGCTATAAACAGAGTAATAAACCTGACCACGACTGTTGATAACAGCATGTCGGTTTACGGTTTTTCAGCCGCTGGTGGCTCAGCAACGCCCGTGACCACAAATGCGACTGAGGCCCTTGACCAAAACGTCAACTCTGAGTGCCAAGGGGCTGTGGCATACGAGATAGTTGCAACCGCTGGGTTGGACAGCGCAACATTCACAACACTCACTAGCAGTCGTAATGTTGGCATTGCCATTGAATTGCTTGAGGCGGCGGCTAGCGGGATCACTGGCACAGGCGCGCTGACCACTGGTGCCGTCGTTCTAGCGTCTACCGGAGAACGATCGGTAACGGGTTCTGGTGCGCTTACTATTGGTGCGACAGCCCTCGCTTCAACAGGCGAACGAGAAGTAAGCGGCTCTGGCA